ATACTGGAATACAAATAATAGCACTAATCAGATTATGACTAGTACAAGCGGAAAGAATAGCAACAATAGCTGCACAATAAAGAAGATATTTGAAAGGCTTCTTTTATTCTTATTTCCATTATCATTACCAGGATCAGGAGCAGATGAACCACCATTTCCGCTACCCGATGCAAAACTGATGGAATCATCATTGTTCCTGGAACCACCACCGCCACCATTAGAAGAAGTATAATATAATCCACTTCCAGGAATACCAGCACTTGTGGTTTTCTTTCCGTTGGAGCTGATCGTGTGATGCACTCCTTTGCCTCCGAATGTGACGCTTGTACTTTTCTTGTTAAAGTTCACACGCACACCAGGAGCGATCTGTTTACTTTTTTTAAATCGAAATCCCATATGAAAACCTCCCCATTCAAAAAGAATTTGTTTAAAAAGTAATATTAAATTGTAATACTGTACACTCTAATAACCAGGAGGTACAGCTGTGAATGTTGAAATTGAATATCGGCTCTGGAAGATCAGAACGGATAAAGGCATAAGTAGTGGACAACTAGCAAAACTATCAGGCGTAGGAAAAACTACGATAAATGACATCGAAAACGGACGTCATGATCCAACGGTTCATACATTGTGCCTACTTGCTGGAGCATTGAATGTAGCTCCAGAAGACCTTTACACATGCCGATTTATACCATAGTGTTCGACATGCCGAACGTATCGGCGGAAACCCTCAAAAATACCAAAAAAAGGTATATAATTACAAACAAATGATAAATAATTCTAAAGAATGTCTAAAAACGATCATTTGAGTGCAAAACTATGCTATACTATCCCTAAGCTGATCGAGATATACAGAGAAAAGAAAGCCATTTGGCATGGCCAGCTCCAAATACCCTTAGCAAATGGGAAGAAAGGAGGGCGTATACATATGTCAGAATGGTATAAAAAAGAAATAACAAAGATGCTCGCTATGATTGATGACGAAGAGTATCTGAAGAAGCTGTACATCATCATCAGCAATCACAACGAAAAGGAAGATTAATCGTCTTCCTTTTTTCTTTTTGCCATTCTTTCTGCAAGCAAAGCAGTGTAATCACAAATAACTTGCTTGCCTTTATCGTCCAACTCGTTAAAAGATACCATCATATCCAAGATCAAATCATAAAAAGGATTTGATACCTCTAATAGCTGTGAGACCATTTCTGCAACTTCATCTTCAAAAGGAAGAAACATTTCACCTTCATTATGTCGAAGCCATTTTTCATTAACGTTAAATTCACGACATATTGACAAAATCATTTGTTCTGTGATGTTACGTTCACCTTTTTCTAGCCTACTAATTGATGCACCAGTAACGCCAAGTCGTTTTCCAAAATCTTCCTGACTTAATTTTAATGTTTTTCTTAAATGGTGCAAACGCGTATTCATAAATTTCACCTCCAATCTGATAAGTATAAATTAACACAAAATCTTACCATAGTCAAGAAAATGAATGAAAAATAGTTGACAAACTTACCAAAGGTAGATATAATAATACCATAGTCAAGAAAATGATATACAGAAACAAGCAAACAGGCAGCAGATGAACTAACACTCCGCCTGATCAGGATGCAATTACCCGAATGCATCCTAAAAAAGAAATCTCAACTCCGCAACAACGCGGAGCCTCCCCATTGTAATTATTTATCTATATGTGAATGAATCGGGCGGAGTGTTAATTCATCTGCGGTACAAAAGAAAGAAGGTGAGAAGCATGACAGACAAAGGAAAAGAATTAATGAAAGAAACTGTCGAAAACTTAAAGAAACTGGATAAAGAATCAATGATGCTTGTAAAGGCAAGCATTGACATCCTGATCGCAAGGCAGAAGATGGACGAGAAGAATCCGACGAATGCAGCATAACAGACAAGCAGGAATAAATAAACTGGAAAGAAAGGAGGGAAACGTATGGAAGGATACACAGTAAGAAGATTCGTCAATGATAAAGAAGTAAGGGAACTTACACCAGAGCAGAAAAAAATGATGGCCCTGACAGTGATCAGAGCCATCGGAGCAAAAGAAAAGAAAACAGCCCGGTGAGATTCCGGGCAGGAAGGACAAGCTACAATGAGAGATGAATTTTTGTTTAACTGCGAAAAAGAGATCATGGAAGCAAATCTGTCCTTGATGTGTGGACAGAAAGAAGATGGATTGAAAAAATAAAGAAAGTTTCTGACGACATAATGCAGGAGATCGGGAACAGAATACATCCATTTACGACAAACACTTTACCATATGTAATCGCAGCGTTAAGAGTCCTAGCGAACAAACTGGAAGAGAAAACAAATGGGGAATGGGAAAGCACGATCAAAGGCGCAGAAAAACTAATGAATACAATAGATGTAATACAAAAAGAAGAAGAGGTACAAATATGCAAGAAAAATTGTTAAATACGATAATATTAGCAATGGAAATGAAAAAAATTTGCAAAGACAATAGCAAATTGCCAGCATTAGTGCTTGAGAATGCCAGTATTGAAGCTGCAAAAGACATAAATAATTATGTAACGCCTTGCAGTAATATTACAGCACCAATTACTGTTGCAGCACTAAGGTATGTCGCAGACATAATTGAAAAAGAACTACTAGACGTAGAGCAAGCAGAAATTGCAAAAATGACACAAGAAACCTTGCATGAATCGACGAAAGTGACGAAAGAGGAGAAACGTGATGAGTGAAAATAAAAAAGGCCCAGGAAGTAGCTTAGCTAACTCCCAAGGCACAAATAAAAATTCATATAAATTATACCACGAGAGGAACGAAGAAAGCAAGATGAATGTCAGTACAGCTGTGAGCGTGCTGAAAGACAACCTCGAAAGATATGATAAGCAAATGAAGATGCATGGAATAATGGGAGGAGATTTATTGGATGAAAATCCGACAATCTCTGCAATGAGAAAAGCAGTTGAAATACTGGAAAATATTAAAATAGTATATCAAAAAACTGTGATTCCAAATGAATTATATAGAGATGGAAACATTGAACATGTAAAGAAAGGCTCTGCTATAGGAATGGCAGATGAGCTGATTAATTATATAGAGTTTAAAGACAGGTATATCTTTGAGCTTGATCAAAAAGAAATAGTAGGAAAATTGATGATCATAGATATGTGTAAAGGAGCAAAAAATGAGTGATAAGACAGGGAAAATGATTCTGATCAAAGATGGAGTAAATATCGACATCTTTGATGATAAAAATATGAGTGATCGAGTGTTGATGTTTGATTATCCAGAAGGAACGAACATGGAGCAGCTGCATGAGTTTTATAAGCTAATAGGAAAAGAATGTGAGATTGTAGAAGCTGTGCATCCAAAGAGACTATACACACTAACAGAAGAACAGTATCCAGTGCTAATGCTTGTAGATGAAGAGTATTTGTATCATAAAACAGCGCAGGTCAATCCGATTGCTTCATATCTGTACGGAACAGATGTTCATGGACATCCAATCAATGGAAATGTTCTGATTATCGGAATGAAAAAAGGATTAGATGGAATGGAATTTTGCGGAATAAATGCAGAGCAAGCCGAAGAATTACGTGAACGACTAATAACAATTAGACAGCATTTAGAATAAGGAGATCAAGATGAGATTGACGATGAGAAATCATAAATCTTATACGTACAGAGCTTCCTTGATTCGCGTGGATAATAACTGCGCGATCGGGGACATTGTGGACAAGCTTGGTAAATATGAGGACATATGTGATGATCCGGAGAGATTGAAAGAAATAGTAAAAGAAAAAAGCATCCCGGAACAGTAAACTGGGATGCTTTTTCAATGCCATATTGTGGATTAAAAACCACAAATATAGTATAGCAAATTAAAAACGAAAAAGCAAGGAAATAAGCGGTTCGAATCCGCTTTTAAGACTCGATAAAAGTATTAAGTTTGAGTAAATACTAATAGATTAAACGAACAGTACAAAGAGGAGAGACAAGATGCCATATTGGATTAGAAGAGTGTACGCAGGCAAGACAGTAGAGATAAAGAAATACTACAGCCGAAAGCATAAACCAAAAGAGAAGAGAGCCAAAACTGGAGAACCAAGTAGACTAGAACAGGAGAATGTAAATATCAGAAGACAAACAGAACAGCTAAGATGGAAATTAAACTGTAACTTCCAAGCCGGAGATATGTTCATAACATTTTCCTACAGAAAAGACGAAAGACCAGACACGTATAAAGAGATGTTAAAGCAAAAGGACAAGCTGATCAGAGATCTAAGGAAGCAGTATAAAAGATTGGAAAAGAATTTAAGTATGTGTATGTACTGGAAACAGGAGATAAAGGTGCAAGACATATACACATGGTAATCGAAAGCATGGATACAAAAACAATAAAAAAAATTGCTGGGATCGTGGACGAATCCACATCAGGCTTCTTGACGACACAGGGCAATATGGGAAACTAGCATCCTACCTGGTAAAAGAAAAAGGACGTAAAAAGATGGAGAAATACGGAGGTAAGACATACTCCCCCATCCAGGAATTTAAAACAGCCACACATCGAGAAAGATGTGATTTGGGAATGTGATTTCTTCAGAGAAGATGCAAAAAGTCCAAAAGGATACTACATAGACAAGCGTCACGATGAAAACAACGGTGGAGTACGAAAAGGAAGTACAGAAAGAGGATATAAATTTGTAGAGTACATTCTAGTTCAAAACGGATGCAGATCTTGGCACATAGATGATGGAGGGTAAAGAATGAGTAGAGAAAGAAGACAACAGTACATGTTAAGAACAGAAGCAAGTGAACAAGAAGCAGTGATCACAATTTGTAAGTTCATGGAGAATCGTTATCCAGAATTGAAACTACTACATCATTGCCCAAACGGAGGGAAACGTGATCGCGTAAGTGCAGCAGTCCTGAAACGACAGGGAGTAAAGGCAGGAGTGCCAGATCTGCACCTTCCAGTGCCAAAAGGACAGTACGCATCTTTGTATATCGAAATGAAATACGGAGATGGGAAACTGCAAAAGGAACAGAAAGATTTTTTAAAACAGGCAGCAGATTATGGAAACTTCGTTGCAGTCTGCTACAGCCAGGAGATCGCGCTCAAAGTGATCGAAGATTATGTAACACTAAAAAAAGGAGAGACAATGCCGATTAAGAACAACCAAGTATTGAAACGATAGGAGGAAAAGAAATGGAAGCAAGAAAATGTGATGTGTGTGGAGGATTCTTTTTACCATATATAGCATCAAATAAGATTGGCGGTAAAAGTGATTCATATAACAAGATAATAGTAAAAGAAAAAAAGATGGGATTTAACAACGCAAATAGATATCGAGAATATGACGTCTGCGGAAAATGCAGCAAAGAATTAAATAAATGGTTAAAAGGAAACGAAGAAAACTAAGATAACAAATAAATAGCCATATTAGGAGGAAAAACAATGAAAATAATCGGAGTTGGAAACTTAAAAGGTGGAGTTGGGAAAACGACCACGTCAACGTCATTGGCGTATCTCCTGGGAAGATACGGGAAAAAAGTGCTGATGCTAGATGCAGATGCACAGGGTAATGCTTCCAGGACAATGGGAGTCTATGAGCCAAACGAAAAAGGACTCGCAGGAATCTTATTAGAGCAGCAGAGCGTAGAAGAGACAATCAGGCACACAAGATATGAGAATGTAGACATTATTCCGGCGAACATGTGGCTTATGCAGGCAAATGCCCAACTGTTATACAGCATGGATAATCAGATAGATCGCATTGAGAAGATATTGAAAAAAGAATGTATCCACAACAGATACGATTATGTAGTGTGCGATTGTGGATTATTGCTAGATGTAACAGTGCTAAATGTGGTTAAAGCATCAGATTTGTTAATAATTCCAGTAAAAGCAGGCGGTTATGGAATCGAAGCTGTGGAAAACATGATAGAGCAGTCCAAGGGATTGCATGAAGGGCAGCAGGTAAAGATTCTGATGACGATGAAAACAGGGAATAAGACAAACAAGGAAACGGCACAATGGTTAAGAGAAACGTATAAAGATAAAATGTTCAAAACAGAAATACGAAGATCTGTGGTAGCAGAGAAAGCAGAAACAGCATTCAGACCGCTTTCTGAAATGTCAAAGAACAGTAATACAGCAAGAGATTACAAAAACGTAATTAAAGAGATTATGACAGAAGAAGAATGGAATGCAGCACAAGTATACATAGAATCAAAACGAAGAAATAAGAAGACTGGAAGATTCCAAAGAGTCGATTAAGAAAGGAGGGAAAAGACATGGCAGGATTTAACGTCATGGACATGCTAAATAAAACGAGTAAGGAAGGAATCGAAGAGAAGCCGAAAGCACGATTCCGAACGAAAGATATAGACATCTATAACATTTACGCAAACGAAGACAACATAAGCGATCAGAACGGCATCGACGAAAAGGCAGCAGAGATTAAGTTGCTTGGATTGCTACAGCCATTGGAGGTTATGTATGAGCCTAACCAAAGTGGAGAAGAATATAAACTTATTGGTGGCGAACGAAGATGGAGGGCGTTAAAAAAACTGGTAGAGGAAGAAGACCTCCAGGAATTCAGGGAAGCAACATGCCAGATTAGAAAGCCACGAACAAAAAATGAAGAAATCATAGAGTTGTGTATTTCAAACAGCTACAGAAAAGCGACACCGGAAAAAGAATTAGAACGAATCAAACTCCTGACGGATGCACTCAAAGATGCAAAGGCAGCAGGAGAGAAGATCATGGGCTACGATCTGGAATCTGGAAGATTGAGAGATATAGCAGCGAAGATTCTTGGGAAGAAACCTACACAGATTGCAAATGCAATGAGCATCAACAACAATTTGATTCCGGAGCTAAGAGAACTGTTAGAAAAACAGGAAATTAGCTTTTCGACAGCGGTAGAGATCGCAGGACTGGAAGAAGATGAACAGGAAGAGATATGCAGCTGGTATCCGGACCGGATCATAACTGTAAAAAAAATCAGAGAGTATAAGCAACGCATCCTGGAAGAACAACAGGAAGAAAAGTTAAAGGAATCAAGACAGGATGCAGAAGCGGACGAAACAGAAGAAGAGGAAGAAACGCAGATTGAAGGACAGATGGAATTGGAAAAAGATTTTCCAGAATATTGTCCAGAACCACCAGAACCAGGGGAACTAGAAAAGCAGGCATTAGAGGCATTCGCAGAGAGAATTCAAAGAGACATTAACAGACAAGACATAAAGAATGCAGCAGAATTAAAAAAATACATGAAGGATTGGTATAGGCACTCTGGTGGAACATTACGCGGATCTAATGGATTCGACGGATGGTATGACTGTGGAGGAGGGTTTATAAAACTATGTAAAGATAATTTTGAGGAAATTGTTAAAAAAACAGCTAGTAAAATGGCGGATGTGATCAGCGAAATGATTCAATTCGATGTTGATACGGTAGAAGAACAAAAGACAGAATGTGTGGAGATTCCGCAGACAAACAAGGTAGAAGTACCAGAAACAAAAACAGACGAACGAAGACACCGCTTAAAACTTGCAAAGATGTTCTTCGATGCAGTAGACACAGGGAAGAAGTCCTTTGAATTGCGGAAGAATGATAGAAACTATCAAATCGGGGACATCCTGGAATTGCACGAAATGAATGACGGAGCAGAGACGGGAAGAGTAACAGAGAAACAAGTTGTCTATATTTTGGAAGGATTCAAAGGGTTAGAAGAAGGATATTGTATCTTGGGATTAGATGAAGTGGAGGACTAAATATGGATATACGAGATAAAGTTCAGATAGATGCAATTAAAGACCGGGAAGAATATAGTATCTGCGATTATGGAACGCATGTATTGATCTATAACGGAACATATGGGGTGTACATACAAGAAGAAGATATGATGCTAAATTCAAAACGTTATGAAAAAAATGAGGACATAACAAGATTAAATCCATATGACGTAGAAGACATAACAAGAAGTGCAACGATCATAAAAGAATCAATTACATTTAGTGGAGAAATCGCAAATGCTGTGATTGATTACGGACGAGAAAAAACGTGGATATGGCAGAGCGTGATAAAGAAATTCGGGAAAAGACGTATGTACGGAGTAGCAGATGTACATATGGAAGGAGAAGAGAAAAAGATAGTCGTGGTAATGGATGCAGAAGGAAATGCGATCGGGATCATTAAGACGATGGCAGATATAGAAGCACAGAAAAATGATACATACACGATTTAGGAGGATGTATGAACAAAGTAATATTGATGGGCAGATTAACCAAGAAGCCTGAGATAAGCTGGAACGAAGATGATCTGTGTATAGCAAGATTCACACTGGCAGTCGATCGCAGATTTAAGCGAGAAGGGCAGCAGGATGCAGATTTTATTGGATGTGTTGCATTTGGAAAAAGTGCAGAATTTGCAGATAAACACTTAGGCAAAGGAACCAAGATTGCATTGGAAGGAAGAATCCAGACAGGAAGCTACACAAAGACAGACGGAACAAAAGTATACACAACAGATATTGTAGCAGAGAACATGGAATTTGCAGAAAGGAAGGAACAATGATCGAAGGGATAAAGAAGATAAGAGAAGCGTTTAGAAAGATAACAGCAGGACTCAGAAAAGATGGAACGATCAATGCGCATCCAGGATATGAAAGCTATATAAAAGAGAAACTGAAAGAAAAAGAGGAAGTGCCAGGAAAAGCAATAATGTTTGCAGATGGAGAAAAGATTGCAGAATTAACGCAAATCAAAAAAGCTGCACTGAAAACGGGAGAAATAGAGAATATTTGGGCTGTGTGCGGAATTAGAGGGAAAATACATCCGAAAGTAGTTGAAATTAAATTATGTGCAGACAGAAAGCAAAAGAGAAAACTGCATAACGAGGGGAACAACAAAAGAAAAATGAATGGACAACCACTAAAAAGATTTATAGCAAAGCAAAAGGTCCGAAAAAGAAAGGTGTCCGAATCGGACACAATGAAATAATGCACTACTGGTGGGAACCAGTTGCAATATACCACAAGCAACTATTAACAAACGCATAAGAAACAAAAAGTCATGTATAAGCCATGAGATCTATTAGCCTACTGCCGGGAAAAGGCAGCAGGAGGAAAGGAGAACAGACAGCTTAGTTCTTTACCTGATTAAGATTCTTTTAGTAACTATTAACAACGAGCCAATCACAAACATATTTTTTCAGATTCTATTATGATGTAACTTTTAACGATATACCAGATTTAGTTTTTACAATTATTTTTTTAATACAAAACCTAAAAAGAAAGAATCACAATGAATTATATGATCAGGCAAAAAGAAACAGAACAGTGATCACGAATAATACATTGGTTCAGGCAAAGAACTAAGCTGTCTGAAACGAAACTATGCAATACACAGAAGATTTTAAACGAGGAATCGTAAGAACATTATTAGCGTCAGGGATGACAAGGAAGGAATTTGCCGCGAAAACAAAAATAACAGTACAAGCGTTAAGAAAATGGGTAAAACAATACAAAGACGAAGAAATAAAAAATGTAGATCATAACAATCGCAGCAAATACAGCGAAGAATACAAAAAAAGTATCGTATCGAAAATGCTGTTTGATGGGATCACATATGAAACAATGTCAAAGAAAACAGGAATCAGTAGTCAATTACTAGAGTATTGGGACAACAAATATCGATATATATTGATCGATGAATTTGAAAAAAGGATGGCAAATAGAAGGAAAAAGAAAGTTAAGAAAGAAACAAGATGGCATAGATACGGAGCAGGTGCTGGAAGGTATGAATAGGAGAAAAATGGAAGAATGCAAATTACAATTTAATATTAGTGGAGAATGGATAACAGGCTTAGTAAGAGAATGGTTCTATTTAGAAGGAAAGGGATATGATAAGTGCATAGAGATATTGAACGATTGTATGAGCGGAACAGATGAAACAAAAGAACAGATCAGGAGACATGCAGAAGATGTTTTACTTGGACGTGCAGCACTGAAAGGAAATACAGCAGACGGATCCTATCATTTAGAAATTTATTCGCCTGAACATCAAGAGAAGATGCCACATGATATGAATGTGTGGGAAATTGTAGGAGAGCAAAAGAAAGTCAAAGACGAATTAGAACAATATAAAAGGCGTTGGAACGTTGCAATGAAAACGATTCCCAGATATCTAAAAGAGAAAATTGCTGATGAACTTGACGAAGAGATTACAGACCCACAGCCAGTAATATCAAGAGAGCTAGATAGTTATATGAAAAGAATGCTTGATACAGAGGAACATACAACCAAAGATTACGGCTGGTTAGAACCGAATGGAAAATTCCATGCAGTAAAATGGGGGGATCATCAAAAATGGGCTTATGAGTATTTAGAAAGCAAGGTAAAAGAAGAAGAGCTACCAAGACTTTATGAAGCTGGAGACGCATTGACAAAAGAAGGATGGGTACTTCTGCATAATCCATCGCAGGGAATTGCAGTTGCAACAAAAAATCCAAGCAAGGATTATACAAAAGCACAGAAAGAGTTCTTATTCGATTACTATATGGAAAGAAATTGCGAGAAAGAAGCTAATGAAATTTGGAGGGAATAAATATAATGGCAACGATTAGAAATAGACTAGGGAAAATTCATATGTTTACACGAGGACGGGACTTCGGAGTTCCGGAATATCTTGCTGAAAAAGGATTGGATGTAAATGTAGAATACGTGAGAAATGGAATGAACGATGAAATGTTAGCAATCGAAGTGTTTGAAACACAAGAAATAGCAAGAGAGAAAGATGATGATAAAAACAAAGGCATTGACGTTGATAGAATTGGTAGACTCATGCGAGAAAAGTTGTAGAATTCAATAAAATATTAAAGAGGTGAAAAGCAAAATGATAGAACTTAGTGTCGGAATAATTATCGGAATAATATTAGGTGCAACAGCGATGTCACTTTGCGCAGCAGCAAAAGAGAGGGATAAACGATGACAAAGGAATTACAAAATACTAAAAAACTTACAGAGGATACAAAAGAAGAACACGAGAAAAGCAAAACGGTAACTGACATACTAGAAGAAATAAAGCAGGAGATGTGCGATGAATATTGCAAATATCCAACTCTTGTAGATAGCAGAGAAGATTTATTTGCAGATGACAGCCCTTGTATGAAGTGCCCGTTAACTAGATTATAGGAGAAAATGATAATTGAAAGAGATAATTGAAAGAGACGAAGAAAAAAATACATGTTTGGTTGCACGATGTGAAAATTGCGGAAGATTGCATGTATATAAAAGAGAAAGAAAAGATGGAGAAGGATGTTTGTGTTGCGGTGGCGGACCAATGCGAATGTTGGGGAATGCAATCGTACACGAAAACAAGACATCAGATGTGAAAGTTAGGGTATCTGTAGAGCGTGAAGAACTAGATAAGCTTATAAAGGATATGGATAGAGTTAATTGGTTGGCAAATGAGACATATGAGAAGATAAGAAAAATGAGCAAAATTAAAATTGAATGTTAGGAGACAAAATGAACGACTTATTAATTAAAGCACTTATTACAGTAATGATAATAGATGCAGGAATGCATTTTTATTATGATTACAAAAAGAATACATACCAAAGCCTAAAGTTTTTAATATTAACGGTATTAATGGCAGTTTCGGTTGGAGCAGCATTAACAAAACAAGAAACAGATAATGTGCAGCAACGAATGAAAATGATAGAACAAAAAATAGAAATGCAAGAAGAAGGAAAGGAGCCAGAAGAGGATGGAACAATTCATGAAATGCGCGTGCATGGTGATGCTGATAATAGACATAATAAAGGACATAAAGAGCAAATTAAAGTATATAAAGAAAGAGGAATAAATGTTAATGACGATAGGGCTAGAGATGAGAAAAGATGTGTTGGAATACTTTTTAAAACATGGAATATGGGTGGAAATCACTTTGTTTGGTGGAATTGAGGTGGAAGGATATCTGCGAAAAGCAAGTGCAGAAGAATTAAAAGATTATCAACGCTATTATTTGGCATTCGAAGAATGTGAAAAATATTATTATGTAACATATAAAAAAAGTAGAAAACCAGATAAAGAGTTATATTTTGACGAAAGAAGTGTACTGAGTATAACTTGGGCAGGAAAACCATTCGAGAAAATCATAGATGGAGAAAAAAGATGGGATATAGAGATTGTCCGTGCTTGAAATGCGACCACGGCGGAGAAAGAGAAAAGAGAATTGAATGCAGGAGAAAATGCACAGAATTTGTTGCTTGGAAACTAAGCATGCAGGCGGTAAGACAAAAGAAGAAAGAAGACAAGAATAAATTTTATTCGGAAACGAAACTAAAATGCTACAGAAGAAAAGCGATGAAACAAAAAACTGGACGGAAAAGGTAACAGATTACTGACTGGAGGAGATAGGAATGCAGAACATAAGACCGGTATCAGAAAAGAAATGGGATATAAGTAATCATGCTTTTTATCAAGCGTATCATTTTGCGATGAGGTACAAAGAATTTAAAGACATTCTTAAGTACAAAACAAATACTGTAGGAAGCCCTAAGTTCGGAAATACAACAGGATCTGGCGTAACAAAGAGTGCAACAGAAGAATTGGCAATCAAAAGAGCATGGGCGAAAAAGAACTGTAAGATGATAGAGGAATCGGCAAAGCAAGCTGACCAACAGCTATATAAATACATAATCAAGGCAGTGACAGAAGAAGGAATAACATATAAGTACCTGAAAACAGTAATGAATATACCAGCCGGAAGAAACTACTTCTATGAAAAGAGGAGAAAGTTCTACTACATCCTATCCAAAAAGTTAGATGATTAAAATTGTAAAATAAAGAAAATAAAGGGAAGAAAGGGACTCACATACAATTCAGAGTGTTATTATAGTAGCATGAATTAAAAAGGGAACGAGAATGTAAGCCATACAGCAGCAGATCTTGTTTCTTTTTTTATTATGGACATCTAGCTCAGTAGGTAAGAGCAGTCGGCTCATAACCGATCGGTCCGGGGTTCGAGTCCCTGGATGTCCAGTAAAAGGAAGTGATGCAATGCCAATTTACAAGCGATGCAGCAAATGTGGAAAAAGAATTCCATCCGGTACAACATGTGAATGTATTAAGCAGATCAGACGGCAGCAGAAGAAGGAACGAGATAAAGACTATGATCAGCACCGAAGGAATAAGACAAATGCTGCATTCTATAAGACAAAAGCTTGGGTACTGACAAAGGAAGATGTACTCGTGCATTACATGTATATAGATCTCTATGCATACTATCACGATGGCAAGTTCGTACCAGCAACAATGGTTCATCATATCATTCCAGTTTCAAAGGACTACACGAAGCGATTGGACAGAGACAACCTGATACCATTAAGCGACAAGAGCCACGGCATAGTACATAAGCAGATGAAAGAAGGAAGAGAAGAAGAAATCATACAACTGCTTCTTGAGTACAAAGAGAAATGGAAGAAAAAGGAAAATTCAGAGGTGGGAGGGGTGGTCAAATTGTTTTGAGCGTTCCTATAGACCGCACGCCCTAGATTTCTTTTCGCAAAATTCTAAATATAAAATCTGAAAAATGGAAGGAGTGAGAAAATGCCACGAAAACGAAAGCCACTTGCAACACAAAAAGGGAATCTGACAGTTGCACAACAGGAAGACAAAAAACTGGAAGAACGACTCGTGCAGACAGGCAAGGAAACCCTAGCAAAACCGCCAACTTGGCTGATTGACGCCAGGGCAAAAAATGAATTTAAAAGACTTGTAAAAGAGTTTGAAAAAATGGAAATTGACGTGATCGGCAACCTGGATGTAAATAATCTTGGATGCTATTGCAATGCATTTTCTTACTATATTTCTGTTACAAAACAGCTCAAAAAAGAGCATAAAGTGATCAAAAAACCGACTCAAAATGGCGAAATTTTGGTTAAAAATCCACTGTGTGATCTGCAAAAAATGTATTCAGAGGAGATGAGGAAGTTCGCATCGATGTGTGGACTCACGATAGATTCGAGACTGAAAGCGGCCACGATTGCGAGAGAAGGCATTGATAACGAGATCAATGATGAATTCGGTGACATATGACAGTAAAAAACAGGCTGATCAGGTATGCAACCGACTGTATTAGCGGAAATATAATCTCTTGCAAGAAGCATAAACAGGCATGCAGCAGATTTTTGAGAGATGTGAAAAGGGAAGAAAGTGGGGAAGCCTCTTTTTACTGGGACGACCAGGAAGCACAAAAAATTATCAAATGGTTTAGCTTACTGCGACATTCAAAAGGAGTCCTGGCAGGAAAGCCGATCAAGCTGACAGAATGGCAGCAGTTTCATTTGTGCCAACTGTATGGTTGGAGAAGAAAAGAGGATGGGTTCAAGCGGTTTAAGAAAAGTTTCGTCGAAGTTGCACGAAAAAATGCAAAGAGTCAGGAAGAAGCAGGTGTTGCATTGTATGAAATTTCTGTGCAGGCAACAAAAAATAAAGAAGTCTATGAATACTATACAGCAGGTGTGAAACGAGATCAGTCTAAGATTGTATTTGAAGAGGCAAAACTGATGTTGAACGGATCGCCATTAAAGAAGAAGTTCAAACTTACGAATAATGCGATCACACATGTAAAAACAGGAAGCTACATAAAAGCACTGTCAAAAGAAGACGGAAAGACTGGAGACGGAACCAACCCAGCTGGATTGATCGTAGACGAGTACCATCAGCACAAAACAACAGAGTTTCTTGATCTCGGCCTTGGATCAAATACAAAAGAATCGTTATTGATGATCATCACAACAGCAGGAATGGATCTGACGTATCCTTGTTACACACAGGAATACGATTATTGCAGCAAGGTGTTAGATTCTAATATCGACGTTGAAAATGATACATATTTGATAGACATTATGGAGATTGATCCAGGAGACGATATCGGCGACGAAGAAAACTGGAAGAAAGCGAATCCGATCAGAATGTCATATTCGGCCGGACGAGAAAAAATCCGTGGAGATTACGAGATCGCAAAGGTAATTCCAGAAAAAATGATAGCCTTTTTAACAAAAATGCTGAATGTATGGGTACAACAGAAAGAAAATGGCTATATGAATATGGAAAAATGGAAGAAATGCGAAGTGAAAAATCTTCCAATTAGCATAAAAGGAAAACCAGTTTACGTCGGATTTGATATGTCTTCCAAGATTGACTTAACGTCAGTAGCTTTTGTAATTCCATATAGAAATGGGAACTTTGATAAAAAAGGAAGAGAGCGAACAGAATACATTGTATTATCACATTCTTTTATCCCAAATCAAGAAAAAATGATGGAAAGGGTATTTAAAGATAAGGTCCCATATGACGCATGGGAAAGACAAGGGTTCATAACAATGACAAATAGCGAAATTGTGGATCAGAACGTAGTTATGGACTATGTTCTTGACTTTTGCAAGGAGAAAGAACTGGATATCCAAACACTATGCTTTGATCCAGCGAATGCAAGTAAACTTATGATTGATTTAAGCGATGAAGGATACATTGTAGAAGAAGTTTTCCAAAGTCATAAATCATTGAATGAGTCAACGGAAGGATTCAGAGAAGAAGTGCTTATGGGTAATGTTTGTTATTTATATAATCCGGTCTTAAATTACGCTATGAGTAATGCAGTAATTAAGAAAAACAATGGATTGATCAAAATTGACAAGGATGCAACAGCAAAGAAGATTGATCCAGTAGATGCGACGTTATGTGCTTACAAATTGGCGAGATATCATATTTTTATAAATCCGAGAGAAGAAGCGTTAGATAAATTCTTAGAAAATGAATGGTAGGTAGTGATAAATGGGAATAGCGAGAAACATTATGGATAAAATTATAAATCGGTTCCGAGGCTCCCCAACAAAAGGAATGACGGAAGAAGATTTTGCAGAATGGCTTGGAATTGGCTACAGGAACAAAAGTGAATTGCGAGAAGTAACATACTACACTTGCATGAAAATCTTATCGGAAACAATGGGAAAACTGCCGATTAAGGTGTACGAATGGAAAAAAAAACAGGGGCGAGTCCGTGCAGATCCGGATAGCACTTCGAAATTGTTGAATGGAAGACCAAATCCGCATATGACGCCGTCTATTTTCTTCGCAACAGTAGAAAACAATAGAAATCATTTTGGAAATGGTTACGTATGGATTCAAAGGAAGATTTCCAGGAATGGTAGTGAAAATATAGGGCTCTGGATCATGCAATCGGATTGCGTGACTCCGATCTATGATAATACAGGCATATTCGGTGGACAGGGCAAAATCTACTATCAGTACACAGATCCGCTGGACGGAGAAATGTATGTATTTCCAGAAATGGACGTGATGCATCTTAAAACATCGATGACACTGGACGGATTAACAGGAATTCCAGTGCGAGATATGCTTGGGTATGTGGTAGAAGGAGCGTCACAGAGTCAACAGTACATGTCGAATCTGTATAAAGGCGGAATGACAGCATCGATGGCGTTACAGTATGCAGGAGAGATTGATGATTCAAGAATCAAACTGTTACAAAAGAAGTATGACAAGTATCTTTCTGGCCCAAAGAATGCCGGAAAGATCGTGCCAGTACCAGCAGGAATGCAACTGCAACCGTTGAATTACAAGCTGACAGATGCACAGTTTTTTGAATTAAAGAAGTATTCAGCCTTGCAGATCGCCGGAGCGTTTGGAGTTAAGCCGAATCAGATTAATGATTATGAAAAGTCATCCTATGCAAACAGCGAAATGCAGCAGTTATCTTTCTTGGTTGATACTATGTTATTCCCTCTGAAACAGTATGAAGAGGAATTAACATATAAATTGTACATAGGAACAGAAAAAAGCTGTAAATTTAACGAAAAAGCGATTCTGAGGACGGATTCTAAGACGCAGATGGAAATACTTGCTCAGGGAGTTCAGAACGGAATGCGTAAGGTAAATGAAGCACGTGAACTATTAGATCTACCAAGAGATCCAGATGGAGATGTACTTTTAATGAATGGAAACTTTATTCCGGTTAAAATGGCTGGAGAACAATATAAGAAAGGAGAAACGAGTGCTTGAAAGAATTAAAATTTTATAACAAAGATCGTGATGGAAACAGAAAAATCTGTGGATCCATGACGATCAAGAACCAGACAGATTCCTCAGCGGATCTGTTTTTTTATGGCGACATTGTAAGCGAAACATGGCAGAGCGAATGCTATGAAGAGGATATGGCACCGGGAGATGTGAAAGAATTCCTTGATCAGTTGGACGGAACTGAAAACATTAACATCCATATCAATTCTGGCGGTGGTTCCGTGTTTGGCGGTATTGCAATCTACAACATGCTACGCCGCAACAATGCACACAAGACAGTGTATGTTGATGGATTAGCAGCAAGCATCGCATCCGTCATTATGATGGCAGGAGATGAGATCGTAATGCCTAAAAATGCAACAGTTATGATCCATAAGCCATCGGCAAGCTATTTTTTTACAACAAAAAATGCGGATGATCTGCGAAAGGATGCAGAATCTCTGGATACTTGCCAGGAAGCGATAATGCAGACATACATGACAAAAGCCAAGGTAGACAAAGAAGAAATTGAACAAAAAGTAAATGATGAAACATGGTTAACCGGAGAAGAGGCAGCAGAGTTATTTGACATAAAAGTCGAAGAAGCAAACGATGCAGTCGCATGTGCCGGAAGCTCCATGTTTTTTTGTTACAAAAATGTCCCAACAAGCCTGACTGCGCAGGGTAAAAATGCCAAGAAAAAGGATGAGCAGAGGCCTTTAAGCAGACAGGATATAAAAGAAATTTTCAACGAATCTTTTAGCGAGTACCAGGCAAGGGAAAAAGAGAAAAAAGAACTATTAGAAAGCTTAAACCAGTATGGAGAAAGGAAACAGAATGGATAAGAGAGAAATTGCAGCAAAAATTACACAGAAGAAAGAAGAGATCAAGAATCTGATCTCCCAGGATAAGTTAGAAGATGCAAAGAATGCAAGAAAAGAAATGCAGGAGCTTCAGGAGAAGTATGATCTTCTTGATGAAATGGAAAAAGAAGAAGGAGATAGTGTAAAGAACCAGGCAGCAGCAGGAAAAGTAAACGAAATCAAAGGAAAGAAAAACGTAGTATCTGCACTTGTAAATGCATTAAGAGCTGGGTTTAAAAAGAAACCAGTTGCAAAGGAAGATATGGAAGTGCTGGATGCTATGAAAGAGGGATCTGACGAAGATGGAGGCTTAACAGTACCAGCGGATATCTCTACAACGATTAGAACACTAAGACGTTCCGAAGATGCCTTAGAAACGATCGTAAGGACAGAACGCACAACAAAGGTAAAAGGCAGCAGAGTGTACGAAGTGAATGCAGATTCAGTTCCATTCGATACAGTAGACGAAGAAAGCCAGTTTCCTGATGCTGCAACTCCAGTTTTAAAGAAAGTTGAGTATGTGATAAAAAAATTCGGTGGAATCTTAAAAGCTACATATGAATTGCTGGAAGATTCCGACGAGAATATTATTTCTTACTTGGAAAACTGGATCGCCAGAAAAGTAAAAGCAACAAGAAATGCACTGATTATTAAAAAATTAGATGAAATGACAGATGGATTTGAGATTGAAGCAACATCTGTCGATGATCTGAAAAACATCTTTAACGTCGAATTAGATCCGGCATTAGTCGCAGGATCTAAAGCGTTAACGAACCAAAGTGGTTTTAACTGGTTGGACAAATTAAAAGACAAAGAAGGAAATTACATCTTACAGAAAGATGTAACAAATCCGTCTAAAAGATTATTATTCGGTACATATCCAGTTGTAGTTATGTCTAATAAGACGATTAAAAATGAAGCTACTGGAAAGGTGCCAATTTATTGTGGAAACTTCGAGGAAGCGATCACACTGTTTGACAGAGAAAAGCTTACAATCGGAATTTCTACAGAAGCAGGAGACTTATGGAGCAAAGACCAGACTGGAATTAAAGTACGTGAACGTTTAGACTGCCAGATCGTCGATGATATGGCGGTATATAAAGCAGAAATTCCGGCAGATCAGATCTCAGAACCAACAAAAAAATACAGAAGATCAGAACTGGAAGCAATGACTGTAGACGAAATTAAACAGCTTGCAACAACTAAGAGTTACACAATTACAAAGACAAAGAAAGATGAGATCATTGAAGAGTTTATCACAGCTCAGAAAGGATGATAAATGGATGCTGATGTACGTTCACAGCTTCTTGAAGAAGCAAGCGAATATCTAAAAGTTGAAGAAGATGATGTAGTATTTAATCTTGCATTCAATGCAGCATGTGAGATAGTAACGGCAGCAGTTGGAAAATTCGACGAAAACAGTGCAAGGATGAAACTTGCACTGTTTTTGATCATGCAGCAGTTATATGATAATCGTTCGATTCTGGAAACAAAAAATAACGAGAAAATCTCGTACATTGCAAGAACGATCTTACTGCAATTGCAACTGGAAAGCTATTCGGAGGATGAGAATGATTAACATCGGAGACATGAATAAAAAAATAGAGATCTACAGTTTTGGATGGGATAAGGATGAACTTGGACAAAAAATCAGAAAAGAAAAGTTAATTGCTAGAGTATGGGCAAAAGTTCGCCTGATCCGATCTTCTGAATCAATCAAACTTCTGAAAAACGAAGCAACGGAAGAAATGCAATTTACCATCCGATATCGAAAAGGGATTGATAAAAACATGAAAATTCGATACAAGGATCAAATGTATGGAATTGATTCGGTAGAAAATGAAAACGAAGCGGATAGATTTCTGATACTGCATGCGGAGGCTGTAGAAGATGAAAATAAGAGCGAAAACAACATTTGTAGGTACATTTAACATGAAAAAAGATGAAATCAAAGAATGTGACGATCAAAGAGTTATAAACGATCTGAAAAAACTTGGATTAGTGGAAGATGTACCAGAAGAAAAAGAATCGGTGTCCGATTCGGACACAATGGAGTAAAAAAACGATGTCAGATGAAATTGATTTTGAATTCGATACTGCTACGTTCGATGAATTGAGAGAAACGCTAGAGAAAGTAGCAAAGAAATATCCAGATTATGCAGAAAAGGAACTAAAAAAAGAAGGAAGAGAATTCAGCAAGGCAGTAAGAAAAGAAGCTTTATCTGCGACAGATAAACACACAGGAAATCTTACAAAAGGATTTAGACTAGGACCAGTAAAACATATCAACGGCGTAATCCTGGAAGAATTCATGGCAGAGGGAAGAAAAAATCCACACTGGCATCTAGTAGAAAATGGTCACGAGATCATAACACCATTTAAAAAGAATGGGAAAAAGCTTAAAAATGGCGGCAAATGTGTTGGGTTCGTCCCTGGAAAAAGAATTGTATCGGCAGTTTTAAAAAACTGGGGTGGAAAACACGAGGAACGACTCAGAAGAGTCTTACAAAGAGTAAAGGATGATGCAGGACTATGATCACAATCGCAGACATGAAAAAAGCGGTCGTAGCCGCATTAAATGAGAATTTTGATTATCCGTGCTATGAATTTGGAGTCGTAGAACAAATGGAATATCCGTGTTTTTTTGTACGAATCACGGAAAATGGAGAGTTGCACACGAAAAACAGGTATCAACAGCGTTACGTTGTGGAAATTGTTCTCATGCATGAAAGAGGCGAGCATGGACAAGAAATCAAAGTATTGAAAGATATTGAAAAAATAAAGCAAATCTTTTTATTTGTGATGCAGACGGAAAAGAAAAAGGTTCCGATTATGAATTTTGAAATGGAATACACCGGAGAACGTGGAAATGTTCCACGGATCACATTTGATTCAGAATTCCTGGACGACTTATACAAGCCATCGGATGCACCGCTAATGAAAGAATTAGAAATGAAGGAGGACCTAAACAATGGGAATGCCAAGCATTAACATTATATTCAGAGAACTTGCAAAGACATTTGAACAGAGAAATGATAACGGAATTGTTGCCTTAGTCCTTGCAAATAATGCTGGAATGAATCCGAAAGAATATAGACCGGGAGATGATCTTGATAGTTCTATTGCGAAAGATGCGAAGACACAGATTCAGTTTGCAATGGAAGGCGGAAGAGAAAAACCGCAAAAGGTAATCTGTTATTTCTGTCAGGCAGAATATGCAGACCTTGACACCGTACTTGATGAACTGGACAATGTAAAATTTGATTATCTTACATTCGGATCTGAATTACAGGAAGAACAGAAAACAAAAGTAATGAAGTGGATCAAAGAAACCAGAGAATCTGGAAAGAAAGTGAAAGCAGTTCTTGCAAATGCAAAAGCTGACAACGAAGGAATTATTAACTACACAACCGAAAGCGTGACTGTTAATGGAATAGAATATGAAGCTGATAACTTTTGCTCAAGGATTGCAGGAATTCTTGCAGGAACACCGCTTACAATGAGCTGTACATATACGGTCCTGGACGATGTGGAAAGCTGCACAAAATTATCCAAAAAAGAAATGGATGAAAAGATTGATGCAGGAGAATTTATTGTGTTTAGGGATGGTGATTACATCCGTGTTGCAAGGGGTATCAATTCATTAACAACCGTATCAGATACAAAGACAGATGATTTTAAAAAAATAAAGATGATTGATGTGATGGATCACGTTTCGACCGATCTTACAGATACGATCAAAAACAACTGGTTAGGGCAGTATCCGAATAATTATGACAACAAATGCTTACTATTAGCGAATTGTCAGGAATATTTGGATGGGCTTGTATCAAGAACAATTTTATCAAGTGCGTCAATCGAAATTGACATCGAAGGAAATAAGAAATACTTGGAGAGCAAAAATGAAGACACTGTGAACATGACAGAAGATCAGATTAAAAAGCACTTACCGGGGAAAATGTTTTCTTAAGTTCACAGATGGGAATTCTTGACGCAATGGAAAACTTTAATATAGACATTGTAGTTTAGGAGGTACAAATGAAGACATTTGAAGATAATGACGTAATCAACGGCTCATGGGGAGAAGTATGGGTCGATAATGATTATATGGCACAAGCAACAGCACTGGAAGCAACAATCAAATTTACAAAAACAGACGTACCGCAGACAGGAAGATTGAATTCAGGAAAAAAAGTAACAGGTATCGAAGGAAGCGGAACGCTGAAATTAAATCACGCTTCATCTTATTTCAAAAAAAGAATTCTGACAGATATCAAAAATGGAAAAAACACACCATGCACGATTATTTCGAACTTAGATGATCCGACAGTGAATGGAAATGAGCGAGTTAAATTGACGAATTGTACGTTCGACGAAGTGAAACTTGTTGACTGGGAAGCAAACAAGTTAGGAGAAGAAAGTATTCCATTTACATTTACAACAGCCGAAATGCTGGATACAATCGACGATTAGAAGGAGAAAAAGAATGAATTTAATTGATAAATTATTAAGCGTAGACAAAGAAGAACTGACAAAAGAATGTACAAAAACATATCACAGTAAGAACATGGAACGACTGACTGGAGATGGAGAGATTACGCTGCGAAAAGTCAAAGAAAGAAAACTGAGAGAACGTGCATTAAATACATTGGACAAGAAAGGAAACTTACTCCTGGTAAATGCACATGATTCAGATCTCCTTGTATTGATGGACGGAGTAAAAGAACCAAACCTAAAAGATGAAAGACTTTTAGAACATTTTGGAGCAGCAACACCAAAAGACTTAGCTGAATTATTGTTTGATGGAGAGATACAGGAGATCTCAGATGCAATCAATAATTTTTACAAGGACCAGGAAGACGAAGCAACAGAGAATGATGTAAAAAACTAATTTACGAAGACGGAGAGATCAATACCATGTACTGGTTATTCCGTCTTCATAATATTTTACCAAGAGATTTTACAGAAATGAGCAGTCATGAGCAAATGATCATGGCTGCTTTTGTGCATCAGGAGATTGAAGATATAAGGAAGGAGAATGAACAACTAAATGGCAAATAGATTTGTAGATGCAACGTTGCGTTTAGTGGATAAGTTCTCCTCTCCGCTTTCCAAAGCAACCGCAGAAATGCAAGCGAAGGGAAGACAGATCCAGAAAACGGCAAATAGCATCAAGCGAACTGGAAAAAACTTAGAATCCGTAGGGACATCGTTGGAAAAAAAGGTAACGGTGCCGATTATCGGAATCATGGCCGCTTCTGGAAAAATGGCGGACACATTTGAAAAGGATATGGGGCAGGTAAACACACTGCTCGATAATCATAATCACTTGAAAAGCTATAAAAACATGGCAATCAAGACATCAAATGAAACAGGCATAGCACTGCATACGATATCCGAAGGAGTTTACCAGATGATTTCCAGTATTGGAGACTCTGGAACAAAAACACAAAAGATTTTCAATGTTGCGGCAAAAGCTGCAAAGGGTGGCGGATCATCTGTACAGGAATCCGTGGCACTGATCAGCTCTGCTATGAAGGGGTATGACAGTGTAAATGTAAAAACAGCACAAAGCATCTCAGACATGGCTTTTCAGACTCAGAAATTAGGGGTCACAACCTATAAAGAATTAGCGGCATCGATGCAACCGCTATTCCCGTTGGGAAAATCATTAAATGTGTCATACCAAGAACTCTTTGGATCTATGGCAACCTTGACAGGTGTTACTGGCAATACTGCGGAAGTTACAACACAGATGAAAGGGTTGTTCACAGGTTTGTTAAAACCAACAGAATCCATGAGCAAACTGATGCAGAAATACGGCTATGAAAATGGTCAGGCTATGATAAAAGCAGAAGGAATGCAGGGAGTGCTGAAAATCTTGCAGAAAGAAACAGGTGGGCAGTCAAATAAGATGGCTCAGCTTTTTAGCAATTCAAGAGCATTAACCGCAGCGTTGGCACTGACTGGAAGCCAGTATGAAACGTTCAAAGAGAAGACTGCAAAGATGGGGAAAGCTCAGGGATCAACGGAAAAAGCTTTACAAGATATGCAGACATCTATGGGTAAGCTTCGAAAAACAATCAATGTTGTAAAAAATTCATTAACTGTATTTGGAAGTGCAGTATTACAGGTAGTAGTACCGCCAGCAACAAAGGCAGCGAACAAGCTCAGCGAGTTGACAGATAGATTTTCGAAGTTGTCTCCAGAAACGCAGAAATTTATTGTGAAAGTAGCATTGATTGTAGCGGCAGTTGGTCCGGCGATCGTGATTATCGCGAAACTAACACAAGGAGTTGGTGCGCTGTATTGGAATGTCGGAAGAATGATAAAAACTGTCCAAGGGGCAGAAAGTTTTGCTTCTTTAATTACTCCGGGTGGAAAAATTGTTTTGATCTTGACAGGAATTGCAATTGCTGCGGTTTTGGTTTACAAAAATTGGAATAAAATTACGGAAGCAGCAAAAAATATGCAAAAAACGGCAGTCACAGCATTGAATGCAGCAGGCGTTGATACGAAAAAACTAGGATCAACTGTAAAGAGCATTGCTAAGACAGCTAGCTCAGCATTTGGAACGATAGGAAAAGGAGCAGGAAAGATTATAAGTGGCTTAAGACCAGTAGCAACATTTCTTTCTGGAGCATTTAAAAAAGCATTTACTATCGTTTTATCATTTGTAGTAGCAAGATACTCAGGATGGCTAAAATCGACGATTGACGTTGTACATGGAGTCACAACAGCATTTAAAGGAATTATAGAATTTATTTCAGGCGTATTTACTGGAAACTGGAAAAAGGCGTGGAATGGAGTAAAAAATATATTCAAGGGAGCGTTTGAAGCACTTGTTGGCATTGCAAAAGCTCCACTTAATACAGTGATTGGACTTGTGAATACAGCGATCAGTGGATTAAATAAAGTTAGCGTAAAAATTCCATCATGGGTGCCTGGAAAATATGGTGGAAAACAATACGGTATCAATATTCCTAAGATTCCAATGCTAGCAAAAGGAACAAATAACTGGAGTGGTGGAATTGCGCAGATCAATGAGAAAGGTGGAGAAATTGTAGATCTTCCAAGAGGAAGCAGAGTTTACCCACACGACGATTCTGTCAGAATGGCACGGAATGAAGGAAAGAAAGTCTACAAGATAGAAAAACTTGCGGACACAATCATCGTAAGAGAAGAAGCTGACATTGATAAAATTGCTGAAAGAATTGCAGACAAACTAGAAGCAGTACCAGCATAAGGAGAACGTTATGGAAATATGGTTAAACAATGGAAATGACAAGATCCGGTTCCCGGTATTGCCATCAAGTTTCAAAATCGGAACGTCACAAAACAACACGTCAGAAAATGTGCATAGAAAAGGAGAAATAAATCTGTTAGGCGAAAGGAACTTAGAAACAGTAGAGCTAAGTTCCTTTTTTCCAGCTCAGGAATATGATTTTTGTCAGTACAAAGGATTTAATACAAATCCATATACGTACATCAATAAGATAAAGGGCTGGAAACAGAACAAGATCACTCCGACACTTGTGATAACTGGAAGAGCCGATTTTAACAAGTATGTATCTATAGAATCTTTGGAGTATGGAGAAGAAGATGGATCAGGAGATGTAGCATTTACAATCAGTTTAAAAGAGTACATCACAATATCTTATTCAGAAACAAAGAAAAAAACATCGGGAGGGAAAAAAGTAAAAAAGAAATCTGGAAAGAAAAGAAACTCAAAGAGTAAAAAGACTATAAAATATACCGTTCGATCTGGAGATACATTAAAAAAGATTGCCAAGAGCAAAACAGGAAAATCTGCCAACGCTTCGAAGATCTATGCAAAGAATAAAAGCGTGATCGAAAAAGCGGCAAAAAAACATGGTAGAAGAAGCAGTAGTAAAGGAAGATATATTTATCAGGGAACGAAGTTGGTGATAACGGTATGAAAATTACATGGAAAGGAAATGACATATCTGATCTGGTTAATACAGTAACGTGGTCAGGAAGTGATTATTCATCTGCACGATCCTTAGAATTTGCTCTTCCAAATCCAGCAGGAGATCCGAATGTAAAAACGCCAAACATAAAAACAGGCGATCTTATTTGTTTTTATGATAGTTCCAAGAAAAAGTTTCATGGAAAAGTTACAAAAAGAGAACGAAAAGGCGAAGCAGGTACAATAAGCTATACAGCGTACGATTATTTATTGTATCTGACCAGGAGCAAAGGAACGTACAAATTCAAGAAAAAAACGCCTGAACAGATCACAAGACTGATTTGCAAAGATCTGAAAATTAAAGTAAAAAACATTGCAAAAACAAAAGTAAAAATTAAGAAAATGCTTTTTACAGATAAAGAATATTACAACATGATTCTTGCAGCGTATACAAAAGCCCGAAAAAAAACAGGAACAAACTACCAGATCTTAATGGAAGGTGATCAATTATCAGTGATCAAAAAAGGAAAAATGTTAGATGTTACGCTAAATCAAAGCGAAGGCATAACAGAATCAAGTTATGAAGAAACAACTGATAACATGATCAACAAGGTTGCAATTTACAACTCCAAGAACAAAAAAATCGGTACAGTATCTAATAAAAACTGGATCAGCACATATGGAACATTTCAGGATTCTTTATCTGTTGAAAAAGGAAATGGAAAAAAAGAAGCAAAGAATACCTTAACAGGATTAGAAAAAACAGCATCTCTAACAGCAATTGGAGATATAAGGTGTATCTCTGGTTATGGAATCAAAATTCACGATGTAGATTCTGGACTTGACGGAAATTTTTGGATTGAAAATGATTCACACACTTTTGAAAATGGAATCCATACAATGACGCTAGAACTGGCGTTTAAAAATATCATGGAAACAGAAAGTGATGATACCGAATCAAATTCAAGTTCTGGAACTGTAAGTACAGGCATATTAAACGGAAGAAAAGTGAAAGCCTTATTTACAGCATATTATCCGGCATCAAATAAAATGGAGGGTGGACATTATGATTGTAAAGGAAAGAAGCTTGATCCAAGTAAATATACATGTGCTGCACCTGGTTCTGTGAAATATGGAACGCAAATACAAGTGCTTGGAACAAAAACGAGCAGAGATAAAAAAGTTCATAAGGTTAATGATCGTGGTGGCGCAATAAAAATTGTAAATGGCGTGTATCACTTTGACTTGCTCATGAAAACAAAAGCTCAGTGCAACAGATTTGGAAAACGAACAGGATATGCGATCATAGGAAATGGAACAGGATTCAAACAAAAGAAAGTTGATACCAAGCAAGCAGATAAAGTAATATCAAAAGCCAAAAAATACATAGGAAAAGTAAACTATGTATTTGGAGCATCGTCACCTGATTTGGGAAAAAGTGATTGTTCAGGTTTTACGTCATTTGTATTTCGAAAGGCGACAGGGAAGCAGATAGGAAGAAGTGCAAACGTTCAGGCGACAAGAGGAAGTAAGGTACAGAAAAAAGATCTGAGAAAAGGAGATCTTGTAATCTTCCAGGGAACATACAAAGCAGGACCATCGCATGTTGGCATTTACATCGAATCTAATAAATTTATTCATTGTTCTAATGCTGGAGTAAGAATAAGTAGCTTACAAAATGGTTACTATGCAAAACATTGGATGCAGGGAAGGAGAATCTTGTAATGAACGCATATGAAAGAATGTTAGAAGTTATGAGAAAACAAGGAAAAAAAGATAATCCGGCATCAATTGAAATTGCTTATGTCTCAGATGGACAAGTAATCCATCATGGACAGAAATTGGACAAAGATGATTATTTAATTACAGAAGGATTATCTCTAAAAAATGGAGATAAAGTTCTGATCGTACAGATAAACGATGAAGAATATGTAGTTATATGCAAGGTGGTGAGTGCGTAATGTTTCCGTTTGAGAAAGATACAGAAGAATTAGAAGAGGAAGAAGAAATTGAATATTATCCGAAAGAATATGATATTGATTTCTCTTCTGGAAAACTAAATGGGAAAATAGCAGAAGGAGCAAGAGCGTTAGCTGTATGGGCGTATTTTACAATTAAAATTGAAAGATATCGTTTTGTGCAGTATTCGTGGGAATACGGATCAGAAATCAATGATTTGATAGGATATACGCATTCTGATGAATATGTAAAAAGCGAGATAAATCGACTCATAACAGAATGCTTGGAACCGAATGCCTATATCACAGGCATAACAGATCTTGAAGTAGACAGAAGCAAAGAAACAATGAATATAAAATTCAGATTGCTAACAGAGTATGGAGATGAGGAGATGAATATAGATGTATGAAGATATGACAATGGATGTGATCATGGAAGAAATGATGGAAGAAATGCCAGATGGATTGGATACATCTGAGGGATCACTAATTTATCACTCATGTGCAAAACACGGAGCAAGACTGGAAGAAGTATATACAGAATTGTCGGCACTTGTTGATAATCAGTACAGCGACACTGCTGATCTGGATCATTTGGTAAGATTCGGACAAGAAAAAGGTGTGTACATAGAAGAAGCAACACCAGCACAATTTGAAGGTGTATTTAATGCAACTGTACCGATTGGAACGGAATTCAGCGGAGATGATTACAACTACATTGTAACAGATGTGATCAATGAAGAAGAACATAAGTATAGACTGGAATGTGAAGATGCAGGAACAGAACCAAATGGATGGACCGGAGATCTTATGTGCCTGGACGACATCGACGAGTTAGAAGATGCACAGTTGACGAAATTATTGGTTCCAGGAACAGACGAAGAAGATGAAGAATCTTACAGGATGCGAATAGAAGATTCTTTTGGAATTAAACCGTTTGCAGGAAACAAAGCATACTACAAAGAAGAAGTAGAAGCGATCGATGGAGTTGGTGGAGAAAAGACATACAGGAGAAAAGGCAGCAGTATATCAACTGTTATCATATCAGATGAATACAGAAAAGCATCGAAGGAGCTGATAGATTCAGTACAGACGCAAGTAGATCCGGTACAAAATCATGGAGAAGGAATTGGAATTGCTCCGATAGGTCATGCTGTGATCATATCAACCGTAAATGAGTATACAGTAAATGTATCAGCAGTAGCGACTTACGATACTGGATACTCAGCAGAAGGTTTGAAAACGCAGATTGAAGATGCGATCGAAGAATATATGTTATCACTGCGAAAAACATGGGTTGATACAACTTCGATTATTGTGAGAAGGGCAGCAATAGAAAACGCGATATACAATATTGACGGAATTACAGACGTAACAAACGTACTCATAAATGGCGGTACTGAAAACATTACGTTGCAAGAAAATGTAATACCAATAAAGGGGGCGGTGTCATGCAGTTAGAAATCCCGGCAGCAATAGAAAACATAGATGAAATCATGGCAATTTATGCAGCAGAAGAAAAGGTTGGGCAACGCCTAGAAAAAGAAATAAGGGATAGAGATCTTGATACTTGTATTCGCACAGCAACCGAATACGGCATATCGAGACGAGAAAAAATCTTAAAAATACAGCCGCAGGATACAGATAGCCTGGAAGATCGAAGATTTAGAGTGCTAATAAAATGGTACGACGATTATCCATATACATACAACGATCTCTTAAATCGCTTAAATAATCTACTGGGCAATGGAAATTATACACTGGTAGTATTGCCAGAAGAAATGGAACTGAAATGTTTAGTGGAACTAACAAGGAAGCAAATGTATGCTGATTTTGAAAAATTAATGGATGAAATTGTTCCGATGAACATGACAATGGACATAGGGTTACGATACAACCAGCACGAAACATTACATGCATTTACACATGATTATTTGAAAAAATACACACATGAACAGGTTAGAAATACTGTTCTGAAAGGAGAATGAAGATGGCAACGAAGACAATGAATTATGGATTGGAAAAACCGGACGGAACAGATTTTTATGATGTCGATGTACAAAACAGCAACATGGATATTATCGATAAACAAATGAAAGCAAATGCTAATGCTATTACGCAGCTAAATTCTGACTTATATGGATTACACCTGCATTTGCTACATCTATCTGGTACAACGGATGAATATGGACAACTTTGGGTAGGAGATACCGGTATAAATTTAAGTGATGTTAAATTTATTGATTGTGTATCTAACACTTTCACAAGACCAACTAATCCATATGGAATAGTTAACCTTGAAGGAATCGAAGGAGATTCTTTAAAATTCCGATTGGTAGCAACCAACAATACTGTTTTTGGAAATTATCACATTGATAAGTACGTCGCTCTTGTATATAAATGTTGATTTAATCAAATTGTATAATGTGACGCGGGATCATTACATTTGCAATAACAACACCATTAATGCTGTCCTTACATCTTACTTTAACAGTATTATTTTCAAATGTTACATACCCAGTGTTTCCTACAGGCGTCCAATTATCACTCAACACTTCACATGGTGTAAAAATTGCCCTAGCAAAACGACCATTATCCGGAACATTACATAGTATTTGGTCGGTGTTTCCGCCTGTCAAATTTCCAGCTTTATAGATCATTATCATTGCGACATTCTTATTAAATGTTATTTCAATTCCGGCATTCGAATGTGAACCAAACTCTAATTCAGAATTTAGCTGCGGAAGTCTACGAATCCTCCGCAGCGGAAAAGAGTATAATGCACACATAACACACAAAGGAGAAAGTATTATGCGTGACAGAATTATAAGCAACGTGCTAATCAAAATGGGCAATAGAATCAAGAAAAAAGAGCTAGATTATCTTGAAAATGTGTTGGTAGAAGAGTTCCGAGATGTACAGATTAAGAAAGAATCGACGGAATTGACGGAATACAATGACAGTTTAAGGAAGCTAAAAGATATGTTCCTTGCAACGCTGATTGTAGAAAATAAATCCAACAGAACGATTGAACAGTATAATTTACATCTAACACAGTTTGTAGATTATTTCACTGCCAAAGAAGCAAAAGACATAGATGCAACCGATATTAGGGGATTTCTATATGCGTATAAGCAAAGCAGAGGCATATCGAATTTATCATTAAACAATAAGCGATCAGCAATATCCTCGTTTTTTAGTTGGCTGGCTGATGAGGAGTACATTGACAAAGATCCAACTCGAAAAATTAAGAAAATCAAAGTAACAAAGAAAAAGAAGAAGGCGTTTACAGCTGATGAAATGGAACGTATGCGTATAGCATGTACGGATATTCGTGATCGGGCGTTGATAGAGATGTTAGCATCCACAGGTTGTCGTGTCTCAGAATTAAGCAGTATAAAGCTAAACGATATAGATTTTATTCGAAAGAAAGTGCGGATCATTGGTAAAGGAGATAAAGAGCGAACAGTGTTTATATCAGATCAGGCAATGATTTATCTGAATAGATATTTAGAAATCAGAAAAGATAATAACATTTCACTTTTTGTTTCTAAGAGGTATCCATATGGTCAATTAAGAAAAGACGGAATCGAGCGAATTGTAAGAAATTTAGGAAAATCATGTAATGTATATGCACATCCGCATAAATTCCGACGGACGTTATGTACGCAATTGATTAAGCGAGGCATGCCACTTCAGGATGTTGCGATCTTGTTAGGCCATGCAGACATTAATATGACTGCCAGTACATACTATGATGCTTCGGACGATATGATTGAATATGAATATATTCGTTATGCAGCTTAAACAATAATAATCAATCTAATATATAAACTATTAAATCTGCTTAAAAGGGAAGGAGATTTTATTTTTATGCAAAAAATTAAATTCAGAAGCAGATCGCCATGTATTTGTTTTAGAAAATGAAAAATTAAATATCAATAGCACAACTAAATTCTGATTATGATACAATCATAGTAGGAACTTCTGTTACAACAACAAGCCAAGTAATTAATCATTATAATAACCGAAAACTAAGTGATTACAAATTTATCGTATTTGCGTTCGGTGCTAGTGATGATGATATTCGTAGCATTGTAACTGTTCCAAGAACCATTTTCGAAAAAATAGGAAAATCCTATAATTTCGTGGCTCATGGTTCGGATGACAGCACGATATCTATAGTGTCTTTTACATATGCAAGCGATACATCTATGGCTGTAAAATTGTCTGCTGATCACGGAGTTAAATATATCAGAGTTTTTGGATTTAAATGATAATTATTATTTAAGTAAAAGACATCCATTTATATTTATCCAGGAATCTTTTGGAATTGTACATCCGTTAGGAACTACAATTCTTAATCCATACTCATTGTGGTAAACACAACTAACATCTCGTGGATCGGTTCCGTCTACAAATATATTGCATGGACACCAACCAGTAATTTCTGTTACTGGTTTGTCCACGAAATTGCATAAATTATACCAATTTGCTGGCATTGCTAAAGAATTTTTTATTCGTGCCCAAAAAACGAATATTTTTCCGATTTTATTTCCACTGGAAGAAAATGTTTCTGGATAGAAATAACTTCCTTGATAACTTGCTCCGCATTGCTTTGATCCTGCTATCTCAGAATTTAGTTGTGCTATTGAGTAAAAACAGAGAAAAAGGAGAAAAAGATATGGCTGTAAAAACAGTACAAGCGACTATTAACGGTCAAACGTATACGTTAACACTTAACAGTACAAGTGGAAAGTATGAAGCTACGGTAACAGCTCCGTCTAAGAGCTCGTACAATCAATCCGGACATTATTACGGAGTAACAGTAAAAGCAACCGACGTTGCAGGAAACATAACAACAAAAGATGCAGCAGATGCAACTCTTGGAACATCTTTACGTTTACAAGTAAAAGAAAAAGTTGCACCTATTATTGCCATAACAGCACCGACAGATGGAACATACTTAACGAATAATAAACCAACGATTACTTGGAAGGTAACAGATACAGATTCAGGAGTTAATCCGGCAACGATTGGAATTACGATTGATAATGGAACAAAAATAACAGGAGATTCAATTGCTAAAACGGCGATCACTGAAGGATATCAGTGTACATACACACCGGAAACAGCATTATCTGATGGTAGTCACACAATCAAACTTGATGCAAGTGATTATGATGGAAATGCAGAAGGTACAAGTTCAACATCATTCAAAGTTGATACAGTACCACCAACATTAACACTTTCAAGTCCAGCAGATAAACTTGTGACAAATGTTGCATCTTGCACAGTAAAAGGTACAACAAATGATGTAACATCAAGTCCAGTCACTGTTACGGTTAAGCTTAATTCTGGAACGGCAGAAACTGTTACAGTCGGAAATGATGGAAGCTTCAATAAAACACTTACTCTTACATCTGGTACGAATACAATTATAGTTGTTGCAAAAGATAGTGCAGGAAAGACAACTACAGTAACACGTACAGTTACATTAGACACAACCGCACCTACGATTAAGAGCGTAAAGATTACACCAAATCCAGTAGATTGTGGAAAAACATTCGTGATCAGTGTAGAAGTTACAGATTAGGAGATGAGTATGGTCAAAAGAGTATTCGGAAAGGTCGATGGCATAGAAGTGAATTATGATCATAGCAAAGGGGACTGGTGGAATGTACCAGTCCCACTTGATATAGATGGAGAATATGTGATCGAAGTAATAGCAGAGGACGAAGCAGGAAACCAAAGCTTTATAACAAGATTATTATATACTGTAAAAGGTGAAAACATTTGCGTGCATCAGTTGCCACTTTCTGGATACTTGTTTGAAAAAGTTGAAAGGAAAATATGCTTCAATAGGATGTACCCAAAATGTAAGGAGGTACAAAGATGATAACTTTCATATTAGGAGAGGACAGACATGTAAAGTATTTTGTTCATTCAATAGGTCAATATGATTATTTTGTGATAAAGGATGCAAAATTTTCGTTGTTGCATAATGGCAAGCAAGAGGCAGCAGGCGTTTGTACAATCGAAAAAGACGAAGAGAAAAATGGTTATTATGTTGATGCAAAAATACAACCAGTGCAAAAAAGCAGGATGTACACCTTAGAAATAGAATTAAAAATTGCAGATGAAATTATAAAAAACAGGGAGAAGATGGAGGTAATTTAATGATAAAAATTGAAAAAGTTGAATTGTCTCCAAATCCCATTGCTGTAAATGGAAAAGTAAAGATTTCTGTAACGATTGTTACGCATGATTACTTAAACAAAAATTATACACACAAACAGTTAGCAACTTATACACACAAACAGTTGAAAGACAGAGGAACAACATGATAAGAATTAGAGAAAGACCAGGAATGGTCTTATTTTTGTGCAAAAATTAAATTTTCTTTAAGGAAAGGAAAGTGAGGTCATGAAGAAAAATATGGAGCAGGCAAATTATGTTAAAGCGATCATAACGGGAATGTTGGCATTCTTATCGTCTTGGTTAGGAATATTAGCAATTCCATGCGGACTAATGGTATCAAGCAATCTGGTTGACTATGGAACTGGATTGATCGCAAGTAAATTTAGAAATCAGGATATAAATTCTTATAGATCTATTCGTGGAATATTTAAAAAAATTGCAATGTGGTTGCTTGTCGTAGTTGGTGCGATTGTCGATGAAATGATTAAGTATTCAACTGCACAAATAGGAATTGACATAAAGGTTCAGTTTTTGATTGCAAGCATTGTGGCGATCTGGATTACATGTAATGAGGTTATATCAATTTTGGAGAATATCCAAGATATCGGTGTTCCAATTCCAGGATTTTTAAAACCATTAGTGAAAAATATTAGATCACAAGTAGAAAGCAAAGCAGACATCCTGGAAGACACAGATAAGGGGGATGAATAAATATGGCAGCAGTAAGCAAAAAATGCATTAAACTCGTAAAAGAGTTTGAAGGATTATACCTAAAATCTTATAAAGACGAAGTCGGAGTTTGGACGATCGGTTACGGAATCACAAATGCAGATAAGGCGATTACAAAAGTTACAGTTAAAGCTGGACTCAAGATCACAGAGAAAACAGCAGATAATTGGCTGGAACAGGCACTTAATAAGAAGTATCTACCGAAGGTGATGAAGTATAACAGCAAGTACAAATGGAATCAAAACGAGATTGATGCATTAGTATCATTTGCGTACAACATCGGCAGCATCGATGCATTAACTGCAAATGGGACAAGATCAAGAGCGACGATCGCCGCAAAGATGCTCCAGTACAATAAAGCTGGCGGTAAAGTGCTGAACGGATTGACAAGAAGAAGAAAAGCAGAACGGAAGCTTTTTCTTACTGTTAAAAAGAAAACTGCAAAGAAAAAAACGTATGCAACAGTAAATACGAAGAAAGATCCTCTTACGATCAGGAGCGCTGCAAATGCGAAATCAAAAGAGCTTGGAAAGATTCCGAAAGGAACTAAAGTAGAAGTAGTTAAAAAAAGAGCTTCTTGGACGAAGGTTAAATACAAAACAACTTCTCTTTTTTTGTGTTACATATATCAAAAAAGACGTTGGTTTCAGCCAAGACATGTATCATAATTTAAACAAAAAACATTAGTT